GGTTGCCCCGAGGATGAATTGTGAACATACATTTGGCTTCTGCGCCGGGAGCAGCGTCAATCTGGAATTGACCCACGCGACCGTTAAACGCATAAGCGATAGTGTTTGTGCCTTCCACTGCTGCAACCACAAAAGTGCGGTCAACAACACCAGAGTACGCATCAGCACGGATTTGCAACAAGGCTGCGTCAGCAGGGTTCCAAGCAGCCGTAATGGTCATGCTTGTAGGAGCCGCTTGCACAGGAATTTTGTCGCTTTGACGAGAGCCAGCAACACCGAAACTTGCTACAGCATCGTCCATACCAAAGGCAGGGATAGCCTCAACAGGCAGAGCAACACCAGCAGCGCCTGTACCGCCAGCAGAAGTGCCAACAATCGTAGCAACTTGTGCAGACCAAACAGACAGGTTTGCTGTAGTCAAAGGTGTTGGCGTAGCCGCTGATTGCATAAACAGCGATGCGCTAAAACCGGGAAGAACTTTTGCAGGGATAGCCATGATGACTCCTTATGCGTTGTTGGACCAACCGTACTGGTTGCCACGGGGATGGATGGTAAATGTTGCCTTGGCTTCTGCGCCGGGTGCAGAATCAATCTGGAACTGGCCTACACGCCCGTTGAAGGCGTAATAAACGATGTTTGCACCTTCGGTAGCCGAGACAATAAAAGTCCGATCAATCACGCCAGAATAGGCATCAGAACGCATCAACAGCAAGTTGGTATCAGCAGGATTCCATGCGGCAGTAATGGTCATGGAAGTTGGAGCAGCCTGAACGGGGATCTTGTCAGATTGACGCGAACCCGCCACGCTAAAACTAGCCACAGCATCATCTTGACCAAAAGCAGGGATTGCTTCGACAGGAATCAGGTTTCCGCTAACAGCAAGAGGGGACACGCTAGCGACCAAGGACAACTGAGCAATTGTCAAAGGAGTAGGTGTGGCTCCGGGCTGTGCGTACAACGCTGCGCTAAAACCGGGGAGAACTTTGTTTGGTAAAGCCATTTTGAGTATCCTTCAAAAGTTGAACAATTGTCTTGTATTACGCTGGAATGTCAATGGTGCAGTCTAAGAAGATTTGCGCCATTTTTTCCTCATCGTTGTAACTGTTGTACAGCCACATGACATCAGCTTTTGATATGTAAAAGCCTTCTGCTGGACTGCCCAAAATTCCACTATACCCGTGCAAGGCTTGCAGAATCTGATTTGAGATTGTAAAACCATCTTCAATCTGCTGAGTGAAAATAGAAATCTGAAATACAGGTCGGTCAATACCTTTGTTGCTTTGCTGTGTACCCGTATAAACAGGCTGATGCACGTTACGCAGCATCCAAGTAATAAACTTAGGCTGTGTGGCAAAGTTACGGTTAAAAGCCGCATACACAGGCACAGGCGTGACTATGTTAGCCAGTTGATACTGGATGGCTTTACCGTAAACAACAGGATTGAGTTGAGTTGCCATTACACCGCCGTAACTGGATCAGAACGGTAGCACAAGAAGATGATATTCATTCGATCATCAGTCTCTCTTGCGCTGTCAATACGCCAATCTTTACCACGCCATGTAATCGAATAGAGGTTTTGGTTATCCACTATTTCTTTCATGTTTGGCGTGTAGTTCAGCGTGAAGTTGGTCATGTCTTGATACAGCCGATACTTATCAGCAATCTTCAGACTGTTTGCAACAGAAGATACCCGAGCCCGTGTCGCAAACCACAATGCCTGAACAGTCGCAGACTCACCAAACGCCGACTTGGTAAAAGTCAGGTTGTTGATGTTGATGTTCTCAAAACGAGCGATTGACATTTACATCACCAATGGTTTGTAAGACCGCAACAAAGTGGTCACACCAAACGGAATGTCTTTTAGCTTAGTCTCTGTCGCATTTGCACGGTTGTTGTACAAATGAGTAAGCAACAACAAACCAGCTTGCTTGATAACAGGGTAAGCAGACAAAGGATTGGAGGCGGTTGTGTACTGCACAATGATTGGCGCAGTCATCACCGAATTAACGTCAGTCGGCAAGTTGTTGACAATTACTTTGTTGCCCGAGGCATCGTAGTAATAGCTTGTGCTTGCAAGTGTTGTAAACACAGGCGGGAAAGCATCATTCCAGTAACCAACCGAATTGATAGTTACACCGGGCTGATTGTTGTAAAGATTCTGGCTAACTTCTGGCAAATCAAGACTGATAGGAGATGCCACAAGGCTTTCAGAGCCATACCAAACCCGATAGCTTACCGGGAAGATAGACATTCCCAAGTAGTCTTCAATTGCTTGTCGTGTTGCCAGTTCAAGAGAGGACAGATAGGTATCTTGGCTTTCGTCTTGAAACAGGTTTAGCTGTTGCGTGATTTCATCAAGCGTCAACCACGCAGTGACACTATCACGCCCAATCTGCTCAACCTTTGCATAGTTAAACGGATTGCGCGTCTGAGCGCCAAAGGGCGCAGCGTATTGATAGTTGTCAACGCTCATGGTTTAAACACCCACAAGTCGAATGCCAGCAAACGGGTCACGCACAGTGCTTACCAGACGTTTTTCCGCATATAGCGTGATAAAGCCGGGGCTGCTCTGTTCCATTGCTTGAATGGTCATTTCTTCAACATCAGCAATGGTCACAAAACGAGGCCAGTTAGCCAAGTAAATGTTAAATTTACCAGCGCCAGTTGTTTGGATGTTCGGATTGGCAATCACAGGAAAGCCAAAAATATTTTTGACAGCGCCGCCTTCATCACTACCTACTTCAGCAAACTCTCTGATTGCGGCTGAACCGGGGCCAAGGTTACGCAGTTCGTGAATTGTCTGTGGATGCATCATCCAAGCCGTACCGGGAAGATTCCAGTACTGTGCAGGGAACAAACGGGTCATGTCTGTAATATCAGAGTATGTAACCGCTGCTGCTGCTTGTGTGTATGTAGCAATGGAGTGGATACCATTGGTAATTGCTGTTCCACTTGTACCGAAAGCAGATGCAGCAGCACTGGTGTACATATTCAGACCACGCAAACCGCTTGTACCACCGTTAATTGTTGTGGTTGAGCCAGCTTGGTCATTGTTGAGAACCATTGAAGCGCCTTCGATCTGTGCAAATTCCAGCATCAAATCTTCAACAAGCGTTTCATTCAGGTAATTCACATCCGACATAACCGCTGAACGAACAGGCAGTTGAGCAGAAATGACACGGGTAGGCAATTGCCAGATAGATGTGTTGATGTTTGGCGAACCGCTGTCAGGCGTGAACGTATATCCAAACGGGTTTGTCGAGTTTGTCGCATTACCTGTCTTGGCAACAAACTGTACGCTTGAGCCAGATGCAGGGATTACTCGCGACATCTCACGAATTGGGTTTGCAAAACGCAGTGCAGCAAATGCGTTGTCAAAGAAGGTGCGACCACCAACCCCGTCACCAGAGCCTGTGATAGCAGATGCCTCGCGCAAATCGATTGTGACTTTATCGCCAGTTTCTAAAGTTTGCTTAATTCCAGACAGGATGCGTTCGGTAATGGTCATAACAGTTCCTAAATTATTGGCACAAAAAGGAGGGGCATTTACGCCCCTCCGATTTATCAGGTAGCTGTACCTGTCGAGCGATAACGCACCAATGCGTTTGGATCACGCACAGAAGTTGCCAAACGCTTCTCACCAAAGAAGGTGATGAAACCGGGCAACGTCTGGTCGTAGCGGCGCATAACCATGTTCAACCTGTCTATGATTGAATGTGCCCGTGTCCAATCACCAAAATACATTGGGTACAGGCTGGTTGTGCCAGCAGTACCAGTTGTAGCTTGGCTAGGATTGTCCAAGTAACGGTTCATCACCACATCAAAGCCGAGCATTTGACCAATGATGCCATCAGGGTTCAACGACTCAGTAGAGTTGAAGATTGGACGGCCATTAGTGTCTTGCAGACCACGAATTGCTTGAGCCAAGATTGGGCTGACCATAAACTTGGTGTTAGGAGTCCAGTACTGCTGTGGCAAAGCGTAGATCGTGTTGATAACATCTTTGTATTGGATTGCGTTAGCACCAACAGTGTTGACGTTAGAAGTGATCTGGTCATAAGTAGCCAGCGAATGCAGACCGCTTGTAGAACCAGTGCCAGAAGTGCCGAAAGCAGCAACAGTAGAAGTACCACCAGCGTAGGTAGCAGCAGAACCAGCGTACTGATCCAGACCGCGCAGACCGTTAGTACCACCGTAGGGGTTGGTGCTAGATTGAGCAGCTTGGTCGTTGTTCTGGATCATTGACAGGGCTTCAGCTTGAGCGAACTCAGCCAGCATATCGTCAACCACGTTGGCTTCCAGACCGTCAATATCGTCCAAAGCAGCAGTACGGATTGGGAACTGCACGTTCAGGTCTTGCAGAACCAACTGCCAGATGCTTGTGTCTTCAGTAGTGCTTGCACCGTTGTTCTGAATTGCATAGCCCCAAGCCACACCAGCGTTGCCAGTTTTGACACGGAACTGATAGCTAGAACCATCGGTAGCCACAGTGCGC